TTCCCATTTCACTCCGCAGGCGTCAAAGAAAACCGCCCATCTTGCTTCCAGCCTTGAGCGGAAGCGGTAGCCTTTATACTCTGTCGGTATAGCTGTAATTGCGTTCATTCGCGGACCTCCTCCAAATCTTCTGTGAAGTAGCGCAGGCGGTAGTTCTTCCACCTGGCCCTTTTGATCTCCGCTTGCATGCCTGCGGAGATGTTGCTGCCGAACACCCATATCTCGGAGCATTTGCCCATGAGGGCGTTCCCGAAGAACAGCCCCAGCTCCCGCTCCTGCGGGTCGGTGTCGTTCATGAACTGCGGAAACAGCAGATGCGGCGCGACCGGGATGAATCCCTTATCTACTGCAAACCGGCTGTAACCGCGTGCTGCCTTTACGTTCTTTTCGATGTCTCCTGCATAGGGAGAGCAGATATATACGATTGGCCGGAAAGCGCGGAGTGCGCGTTCCTCTTTCTCTATCAGCGACAGGGCTTCGTAGGCGGTTGGATCAATGTAACCCTCGCTATTGCGTTTATCGATACTCATTGCGAGCCTCCTTTCACGACAGACTGTATCGCCCATCTCTTCTACCCACTGGAGGTAAAAACTCGTTTTGGCCGAAAATCTTTTAGTCTTTCTTATAAAAATCTGTCTCGTAGCCGTCGGCACGAAGTTGCAATCCTTTTGCCCACGGCGGCGTCCTGCCCATCTGATCGCAGACCGCCTGCAGAGAAATACGCGGATCAGCCTCAATGACCAGTTCATCGTGGATGTGCATAACAATGGAGCAGGTCCGCAGCGTCTGCATGGCGTAGCAGAGAATGTCGCGGGCCGTCGCCTGCACGATGTTTTCCACAAACTTTGGCCCATAGCTGCCCATACGTTCCCATTTCTTAGTGCCGCCGACACCCTCATAAGTAATGCACTGACCGCCGAATTTGTTTTCACCGATACGCGGCTTCACATAGGCGAGCCTCCGGCCGGAAGGGAGCGTAATAAACAGCATCCCACTCTGGCAGGAAAAGATGATGCCGTGCGTTTCGTTGGTGTGCTTATTGCGAACAGCCTCCATAGCGGCGCGGTCTACATCCCACCAGAGTTTAACGATCTTGGGATTGGACTGCCGCCATGCGTCGACCAGCGGAGGAAGCTCCTCCTCGGTAAGGCCCTGTTCCAGAGCACCCATAGCTTTGAGCGCGCCCACGGAGCCGCCGTAACCACAGTTATGTACTAACTTGCCCGATACGGTAAAACGGTGATGGTTTCCGGCATTTCGTATATCATAAAGTCGAGCCGTGCGGATATCAGCCGCCAACATTTCCGCCTTTCTTCCACCGCTTTCTCCGCATCCTCGATAATCTCGTCTCTCGTCATCCCGTTCGACAGTTTTTTGACTACTACACTTCTGGCGTAAGGCCAATACTTTTGCTGAAATTCGGATAAAACTGTGCAGCGTCTGTTGCCACAGTTTTTTGACCTTGATACAAAGCGGATGTTGCCCGGAGCATAATTCCCGTTGTTGTTTATCCGGTCGATTTCCGTAGATCTCTCCGGCAACCCATAATGATCTATCAAATGCAGTCCCGCTGCCGTTACGCTTGGAAAATCGAATTTTATTCCGCGCCCGCCGTAATTGCCGTACTGCCTGTCGTTGTAGTTCTCGCATCTCTGTTTTGCCGCTGTAAGCCGTCTGTCCAACCACAGTGGTATTTTTCTCGGGGCCTCCGAGCAGTTTTGACATCCTTTCGATACACCCCTTGTGAGGTTGTTTCGATTCTGCCACTGAATACTCCCACATCCTTGGCACTGCGTCAGGACATAGCAGTGATTCATTTTCCCGTTCCACCGCTTCTCTGGGCTTATAATTTTCACCCAGCCGTATTGCTCGCCCACCATCTCCGGTTTGTATGAGATGTGCGCCGCAGGCGGAGGCGAGTGTAAGCTGAACTGGTTCCGATTTCCCCTCAATCCAGACGAGGTGGTCGGGGGTTGCTGTGAGTCCTTCATAGGTAATTACCTCTCTAGTTCCTTTGTAAATTACTCCGTCATGCCGTACCCAGTCCTTTCCGTCCCACAGAAGCATATCGGCGGTGACTGACTCAATGGGTACAAGTCCTTTATTGGTTAGGACAAGCTGACCTTCGGCTATACAGGCCAATTCTGCGACCTTGCCTTTCTGCCGGAGCTCGCTGTTCACGCCGTGCTTTACCACAGGAACATGGAACATTTGCGACGCTGTGGCGCAGTAGATGTCTTCACCGTTTGCAAATGCCTCCAATTTCCACTGTTCTTTGGCAAGCCACGCGATCACACGAGCTTCTATGGCACTGAAGTCGCTTACGATGAATTTTGCACCGGCTCTTGGCACAAAGGCTGTGCGGATAAGCTGGGAAAGCGTGTCGGGCACATCCTCGTAGAGCATTTCCAGAGCGTCAAAGTCACCGTCGCGCACAAGAGCGCGGGCTTCAGCCAAATCCTCCAGATGGTTCTGAGGCAGGTTTTGCATTTGAATGAGTCTGCTTGCCCAGCGCCCGGTGCGGTTGGCCCCATAAAATTGGAACATGCCACGAGCGCGACCGTCGGCGCAGACTGCGTTTTCCATCGTCTGATACTTTTTGACCGACGACTTCGCAAGCTGCTGCCGAAGGGCAAGTGCATTGCCGAGCGGTTCCGGAGGGGCTGTTTTCAGCATCTCTGCTACAGCCTTTTTGCCGAGTGTATCGGTTTCCAGGCCATTATCCGCGAGCCATTGCTTCATCTGCTGGACGCTGTTGGGGTTGTCAAGCTCGGTCAGTTCTTTCATGGCTGCGGTAAGCTGCGTGCGGGAGCGGCCGTCCATCTCGATGGCCTGTTCAACCAGCGTCATATCCAGCGCTACGCCACGGTCGTTGATCTCTTGATCGAGGTGATATTCATCCCAGACCGAATCCGGTACCGGGAACTTTCGGAGCTTGTCCTGAATTGCCATTTCCGTCTCGACGTCGCGCTTGTTATAAGATTTGAAGAGCGCCCACTTGTCCGACGCGTGATACGGATAGTTCCGGGTGCGCTGACCGTTGGATTTCGTAGGCGCACAGGGCTGGCAGAAGTAGCGGATGAGGTCTTTGCCCTCGGTCAGCTTCTGTTTCTCAAGGCCAAGTACTGCACCGACGCCTTCTAGGGACAACGGCAAGCCCATCGTCGCAGCCCAGATCATGGAGCAGCGCCAGCTTTCCGGATTAAGGTAGGTGCCGGTCGGAAGGCCCAGATAGCGAGAGATGCAGACCCGTTCGAAGGAAGCATTGAATGCCCATTTTGTTACCGTCTTATCGGTGAGGGCGCTGATTACCTCGCTGGGTATCTTCTCTCCACAAGCAAGGTCAACTACCTGCACGGGGCCGCCATCTACACTGTATCCAAATAGGAGAATCTCGAAATCTGGAGATTCTGCATATTTATACAGTCCGCTTTTCGCGAGGTTGACGCTGCTGTATGTCTCCAGATCCACGCTGATGGTTTTCATTGGCCTTTGTCATCCTTTCAAGCTCTAACTTCTTCTTGCGGTTTTCCCGCTGGCGTACACGATTTTTCATAACGATCCCTTCTTATCCCCAAGGGTGGCAGATTGCTCCACCACCCCTGGGAGGTCATTGGTCTTAAGCGAGGAAATCGTCATCGTTATCGGTGGCGAAATCGTCCTCCGCGCTGGTTTTGCCGCCGAGCGGTTCTCCATCGCGGATTTTCTGCAGGTTGTTCAGCCCGCAGGCGATGCCACGGTTCCCATTGGAATTAAAAGCGTAGAAGTTGATGCTGGCGCGGCCATAGGCACCGCTGTAAACTTCGGAGCGTGTCATGATGACGTTGCGGTCGGCGTCCACGATGCCGGGTGCGGTCGAGGAATTGGCGTTGACGAACCACGCATTGGCGTAGGCAGGGTCGTCAGGACGTTCAGAATCTCCGTCGCGAAGCGGATTCTTGATGGTGGAGAGAACCGGGACAGTTTTGCCGTTACCGCGCAGCTTGGCTTCACCCTCGTGGTAGGCGGCCTCGATTGCAGCCTTGACCTTGGACACGGTGCGGGTGTCGGACTTCGGGATGATCAGGCTGACGCTGAACTTCGGCGTGCCGCCATTTACCGATTTGGCTTCCCATACGTTGGCATAGGACCAGCGGGTATCGGGACCGGTGATGACTTTCATGGGATTTACGGGTTTTACGTAATTGTTAGACATATCAATTGTCCTCCTTATAATTTTCACTGAAATCTTGTTTTGCCGTGTTGATCGCCGGACGTTTATCGCTCTCCGGCACGAGAGTCGGTTTGCCCTGCGGCTTTTCGATGTAGCCGCTGAGAATGTCGTTAAAGCGTTTTTTGCCAAGTAGCGAGGTCATGGCGGTGACGCTCAGCACCTTGTGCTCATACGGGTCGAATCCGGCCGCCGTAACGGCATCGGCCACTGCGGCTTCGTTCGTGTACTTGCGGTTTGACCTGCCTTCGACCAGTTTCCAGCCAGACCATTCCTTACCGCTGAGCGCCGACTGCAGGGCGTAGTCCTTGAGATCGTTTACCCATGAAACCAGTTCATCCGCCCGGCTGAGAATGTCCTCAACTTCCTCGTCAGTGAGGAGCGGCGGAAGTTGGAAGTCGTACCGGGCAAGCTCCATGTTGTACTCAGCCCGCTCTCGGCAGTCGCTTTTGGCTTTGCAGAACTGGCACCACTCGCCGCAGTTAAATTCGCCGCCGCCAGCGAAGGCAAGGTCCGCAGCGGGCTTCAGGGTTTCCTCGGCCCAGCGGTATAGCTCGTCCTTCGACATTGTGCAGGTGCTGATATTCGACCTGCGCGGCTGGAAGATGGTCATGCTAACTTTGCTGATGTCATAGATTCCGTCGAAGATGTCCAAGGACCCCAGCGCGTACAGCCGAAGCTGCGGATTGCCTTCCGCCTCGACCAGAATACCCCGGCCGAATTTGTAATCTACGATATGGAGCGTACCGTCTGCCGCGATAATACAGTCTGCCGTTCCGAAGGCTTCCCGGACGAACCGGGACAGGTCCAGATGCTGCTCCGTCAGGACAACCGGGTCCGCACATTCCTTTTTGGCGGCTTCCAGTAGTTCCATGACGTAGGCGGCATAACCGGCCGCGCCGTCCTCCATCTCCTCGCTGTAATAGGAGAGGTTTTCGGTCGGGTCCTCGGCCGCAATGCCCAGCGCCTGCTTTACGCGGAACTCGCAAAGGCTATGTGCATCGGTGCCCTCGGCGGAATAATCGCTCCCTTTGTCCGGGTAGCTCTCGCAGAGCCGCACAGAGGGAGGACATTTTAACCATCTCTGGGAGGAAGAAGCGGAAAGAAGCGCGTGATCACTCATCCTTCAGTTCCTCCGCATCCGCCAGCAGTGCCTTGTACTTGCCGGGGTCGATGCCTGAGAGCTTGGACGCACCGTACTTTTTCAGCAGAGCGCGGATCTCAGCCGTGTGGCCTTTGCGGGATTTCTCCGCAAGGACAGCCCTGACATCTTCCAACGCCAGTGGCTTTTCTTCCGGTGCCGCAGCTTTTGGCGGCTCTGGTTCCTGCGCGGTATCCCCGGTGCCGCTGAACATCTCTGTCAGCGCGTTGGCGATGCCGATGATGGCTTCGCCGCACTTTTGCAGTTCCGATACCGCCTGTTCCAGTTCACTCATCCTGCCCATCCGTTTTTCCTCCTTCCGTTTTGGACTCGTCATGCCGGGGAAGCTGCATCAGCTTTCGGGCGAGACGTTTTGACACCACGCTGATTGCCGTGAGGACATCTGCCAGTTCCTCATCCGTTACGGCTGCCTTGGTGCCGACTTCCTGTACCTGTGTGTTCATATCTGGACCTCCGTTCCGAGGGGGTTATTTGCTTCCCTCAGAACTCACAGGACAGAAAACGGCGTCCTGAACGAAAAATCCGGAAACTTTTTTGAAGAAAGCCCTCCGGCTATCCGGGGACAGCCAGAGGGCTTGCGAATGAGGTATATTAGATGAAGTCGGAAAGGCGGTCGCGGAGCTGGGCGAGAAGCTGGCGCTTGCGGTAGTTGAGTGTAGACTGCCGGATACCAAGAATGGCGGCGATCTCCCGCTCCGTGGCACCCTGCGCGATCAACTTGCAGATGCGGCGACTAGCAGGGTCGAACTCGTCGAGGGCTTTGAACAGTTCTTCCAGCAGGAGCTTGTCCGCAACGATTTCTGCCGGGTCCGGCGCGGTGTCGGAAGGCTCGTACCCCTCATCTTCAAAGGCATCGAGGGAAAGAGTACTGCCGGTGCGGAGTTTATCGCACTTGCTGCAGTCGTCGGTGCAGCGGTTGCCGTTTCCGCCGAGACACCGCTTGCTGCGTTCCTGCCGCTTGTGTTCCGCCCACGCCGGGCGCTTGTAGGCCCTGTAGACCTCCTCTGAAACCGGGACCTGCTGGCCGTTGATTGTGACGTAGAACTCTTGACTCTGATTTTCCATGATTGTCCTTTCCGCCTGATGAGCGGGTTGGCGGATAGGACACATAAAAAGCCGATGCAACTGATGCACATCGGCCTTGTCACCTGAAAATGGGCATGACGAAGCACGGTAGGTACATCAGAGGCTCCGTCATGGTTATCCGTGGGGAACTGGCTCTGTATGTATCCCGCCGCCTTAATGCGCATCTCAGGCTGTGAGATAGATTTATTGGGAAAGCACTTCTGCCTTCTGACAAATTCAATATAACACGGATTTTTTTTGCATACTGGACACGCCGTGTCCGATCAAAAACCGTGAAAACAAAAAAGCCGGAGTTATCTATTTCTGCCTGTTATAGGCTTGATAGATAACTCCGGCGGTTAGCTCCTCGATTGGTTACGGGGCATTTTGCGGTAGCTTCTGTTTATGTGAGATGTAACGTCGATGCAGCTTTTGCGGCCTCAACTTGGTATTGGACATCCTCCCATAAGATTCTTTCATATTTATTTTTATTGGTCTTCTGTTCAAGGAACACCTTATCTCCGTCTACGATAACATCGCAGAAACGGGTAGGTACCAATTTTGTGCTGTGGAGGTCGCGAATTTGGCGTCTTATCAT